AATTCAATCCCAATTGAAATTAGTATACCTTCGCAAGCAATGCCGGTATCCACTCAGCCAGCAACTGTATCAGTAACAGGACCTCTCTCTCGACCATCACAACCGTCTTTCGCAGATATCTCAGCTATGATTTCTGAAGCCGCCGAGCAGTCGCTTCGACAGAAGAGAGCGGCAAGTGCGGGACGTAGTATGGGGTTGCCTCTCGGCTAAGTTCGTGCTGTTTAATCTTGTGTCTAAGCCTTAGAATATAATAGCACATACAGACAAACACCAACGGTTCAATGATGACAAAAATCCATATGTTGATTTCATTGTATGTCATCCCGATGTGCTGTGCCACTACATTCAAGATATTAACGCAGTGATTAAATAACCAATCCATAGTCTGTGAGTAGTTCATAATTACCTCTTTTAGCTGTGTCCGTTTGTGTGTCCGTCACATCTGCGAAATATGCGAAATATGACGGACACAGTACATTTTACCCACATTGGGTAAGTCAGCTAAGTTATTGTACTCACTATACAATTTGGCAGGAGTGACAGGACTTGAACCTGCAACACCCGGTTTTGGAGACCCATGTTTGTATAGTGACAAATAAATCGTTTCAATAACTTAGCTTGCAAAGACCGGCGTGTGTGTCAGTCCTTGTGTCAGTCCTCTGACCGCATCGTGCAATTCAGAGGGCAAGATGTGTGCGTACTTCTGTGTAATAGAGATGTCAGAATGTCCTAAAATCTCTGATACATATTCGATACGCAAGCCCTTCGCAAGGGCATGTGTAGCAAAGGTATGACGCAAATCGTGCCAGACAAAGTCCGTTATTTTACTGTTGTCTAGACACGTCTCCCATGCGGTACGGTTGCTACATACACGGTCACTTGTGTCTGAATTATAGAACACAAAGCCACGCATACAGAGTGGCTGACTGTGTAAATATTCCAAAACTTCTACTGCTTCAGAAGTCAAAGGAACCTTTCTGTATTTTTTATTTTTGTTTAGTTCTGATGGCAGAAACAACTCTTTACCTTTTGCTGTGTCACGTACCATATCCCATTTCAAACTAAACTGTTCGTTCCATCTAAGTCCGGTAGCCAAAGCAAATGTAATCTGATGATACAGGTCTTTGTTAGAAGATTGCTTGGCTACGTTAAGCAGATGGTCTACTTCATTATGGGTCAGATATCTAATCCGTGTTTCACTATCCTTTAGCTGTTTGCTATCGAATGATGCCACCGGATTATACTTGACCCTGTCAGGTCTTTCACTGACCCAGTAGTTGTACATTTTACTGAGCAGACGTATGTCTCTTAGAATAGTTGCATCAGTCACACCGGCCTCACGTCTAGCAATAGCGTAAGCCTTGATATCCGTAGTTTGTACGTCTGAAAGATACATCTCTCCAAAGAACGGTGTAAGCATACGGCTACTAGTAATATACCGGTCAGCCGTACCCCAGCGAACACGTCTTTCGCGAAAGTCTATTTCATTATTTATAAAGGTCACGCCACAGTAGTCGCTCAAAAATGTGAGCATGGCTTCAGAGAATGAAACGTCTGCGGCCCTTCTCTTTTGACCCGCTATTTCAGCATGTCGCAACTCTTCCGCGATGCGCTCCGCTTCGCGTTTAGAAGTTGCTTCAGTTGCTTTTCGGTACTTAACTCCGTTGATTTGGTAGGAAGCGTACCAAGTTTTACCACGTTGGTAGGCTGGCATTTATACTCTCCTTCATTTGTCCAGTCTGTAAGTTTGTCTAGTTTATATCTCCAAGCCTTATCAAACCTAAAAGCAACTCCCTCTAGACGGCCAGACTTTGTCCAGCTATATAGCGTGGATGTACTTATACCTAAGTACTCAGCCGCTTGTTTGGTTGTAACAAAACCTGTTGACAACATTATAATGTGGTCCCTATATTATAAAGTCAATATTGATTGGTAATTATAAATGACTGACGAAGACTTTAAGAAACTTGAGATGCGAACATACGCTATAGATATATATCTACAGAAGGTTCGTGGTTGGGTTACAGCACATGGCTTTTCACCACACGGCCTAGCCCGAAATTGTGGGCTTGGACCCGGCACTTTAGCCAAAATGTTTACACCTGATTGGAACCCTAGAGCCGACACGTTACGCATCCTTGAAGACTATATGTTAGATTTTGACGAGAGACGAAAGAACGCAGAGAAAAACAAGCCAGCTTAAATTAGCTTGAGTTGTGTTTCATTAGTTTCCTCTTCCTGTAATGCTTCAATAAGCCATTGAAGATACACTGACGCTTTGCGTAGGTCCTCTATCTGATTCTTATCTCGGAACCGGTGAAGATATTTTTTAGCGTTTCCCTCACAGAAATATGAGAAGCCAACCGGACCCATACTATCTTTGATGTAATCAATACATTCGATGTTCCCCCGCGTGTAGTGCGGGGGATTATCGACCATGTCTTTTTTATCTTCTTGTCTCATCTTCCAAAGCATCCAATCATAATATCTTTCAGGTTCTTTATCAGACACCACAACTTCCCCCATGTCCGGTTATGTCGCAAATGTCATGGGTCTCAACAGCTTCTTCAAACTCTTCACCCAGTTTGCTCTTTGCCTCTTTGTAATCAACAGAGACCAAAGGCTGTCCACCACGCGAACCATCTGGGTAGCAAGTGAAGCCACGTAGACGGTGCATGTATTTCGCAAGGGTCTCTGCAAACGGACGGACTGTGTCCTCGTTGTTCAGCTTGGAACCCCATGCCGGTAGATTGATTGTGCTTGAGATAGACATGTCTACATAATCTTGCACGTCTGCTTGGAATGCCATGCGGCGTTCATAGTCCGCAGACAAATCCAAGGCACTCTCAATCTTCTCTGGCTTGATGTCGTAGCGGTCAATCACAGCTTGCGCCGCCGCATCCACCACATACTGATAGTGCCACTTGCTACCGCCCTTCAGATACCGCCGCTTATATGCAACAGCAAACAGCGGTTCGATGCCTGTAGTTGTAGCGGCTAAGATTCCGATAGAACCAGTTGGTGCAATGGCGCGAACCTTGACCGGTCTGCTTATGCCCAATTCATCTGCTGATTTCTTTGCCACATGGTCAGACACAGACTTGTAGACATGCAACCAGCGGTGCATCTCTTCTGTGACTTCATACTGCTGTCCGCGCTGTAACAACCACTCATGCATACCCATGAGACCTAGACCAAGACGGCGGTTCTTTTCACGAACCTTATATACTTCATCATATGGAAGCTGTGCTTTGAGTGTGCCGCAAATCAGGAACTTGGTAGATAATTCTACACACTGACGGAACTCAGCAATGTCTTCTATTCTAGACATGTTTAATGAACCAAGATTACAGACATCGCTATCATCTTCAGATGTGACTTCTGTACATGCGTTACGCAATGTCTCTCTTTCATTCTCAAAGAAATTAAAACTAAACCCCGGCTCCGCTGATGACAGAGCCTGACGTGTGTTGTCATAGAACAACTCAGGTAGCTTCCCAGTTCGCCAATAGTCTTCTAAGAACTTAGTGTCCCAGTTGACAGAGATATTGGTCATGTCTAGTGGAGCCGCATAATTAAAGTCAGCTTCTTTCAAATCAGCTACGGTCTTGTCTGTGCCAGCGACTGGCATGGACTTCCAATCTTTAGCACGTAAGAACGCTTCAACATCTGAGTGTTGCCAGTTCAGAGATGCGTAAATAGCTGAACGTCTGCTACCGCCCTGCATGACACGCCGACCAATCTCATTAATAGCTGTCATCAAATCAATCGGGCCTGATGCTACACCGCCAGTCCGCTTGAGTGGTGCGCCCTTGCCACGCAGTATAGAATAGTCCACACCAATGCCACCGCCAGACATCAGACATGACATGGCTCTCTGAGACACAGCGGCCCATTCTTCACGGGTGTCCTCTTGTGCGCGAAGCAAATAACAGTTGTTGAAAAACTTTGCAGGGCGACCAGCATAATACAGATAGCGACCACCGGGGATAAAACGCATAGTCGCAATCATCCATTTCAATTGGTCCACTTCAGACTGTGGTAGCACACTGCCGCAGACATCATCGACCAGCGTGTTCGCCAGTTCTTCCCATGTCTCTGCGCCTTCATGGCTGTACTTATGGTGGAAAATACTTTCTGCAAATTCGTTGCGGAATACGGAAGTGTTTTGTTTATACATCGCGGACATAAATAAATACCTTACTTTGCCTCGCCCCAAGTCTTGCCAATGTCACCTTCGACCAGACCGCGTTGAGGTATATTTTCAAACAAAGACGTTGCGGCCCATCGCATTGTCTCAAGCATCAGTGCCAATGTTTCTTCAGCGTGTTCATCAGGAACTTCCGCAATCAGTTCATCGTGAACAACGTGAACCAGATAGGCTGGAATATCCCCCCAGATTTTGGGGAACTTGCTAAGAGCCAACAGCATTATCTCTGCCGCACCGCCTTGGCACGGCGTGTTGATTGACTTGGTAAAAAGCTGAGTAGATTTGAACGGAGCGTATACCCGTCCCTGCGGTGTCCATAAGAACCCGCTCCTATCAGCCCTTTCCCGTGTCTTTCGTATCCAGTCCCTAAGACCTGTGTAGAGGTCCAACACTTCGTGCTGAATTCTACCGGCCTCATGAACCGTAGTCGGATGCCCGTTGGTAGTTAGCACTTGTGCTAGACCCCGTGGACCCTGACCAAATAGAAGACCAAAGATGCAAGCCTTTGCGGCTTGACGCATCCACTTTCCCTCACCAGCTTTGAAGTAATCGTCACCGGTCTCGTTTGGATAGTCACCTTTAAAACAGTGACGGGCAGTTAGAGTGTGAATATCCAAACCGTCTTCTATCGCGTCCAACAAAACCTTGTCTTTTGACAAAGCCGCTGGGACGCGAACTTCGATTTGACCATAGTCACACACCACCAGACTATGGCGGTCTTTGGATTTAAAAAGATGTCTGAATTCTGGTGTTGCATTGATTGTCTGCAACGCTGGTTCGGTTACGCTGAAGCGTCCTGTTTCTGTACCACCGATACGAAAGTTTGCATGTATACGCTGAGATACAGGGTTAATAAATCGTGTAAATTTTTCACCCAATGTGCTGTTGTTTTTCTTTGCATCAGCCCATTCAGCAAGTGCCAGCAACGGTGGTCTAAACTCTTCCACAAGTTGAGTGATGTTTTCTAGGACCTCAACCTTGCCAACCTTTAGCTGGCCTGTGTCTGTCTTCGGCCAGTTGTCTGTGGTATATGGCTCACGCAACATCAGGTGATACCGCAACCAGTTAGCAACTTGTGTTGTACTAGCTGGGTTCTCAACGATGGGTGCGCCGTCCGCGCCACAAGAACTGAACAACTCAAGAGACTTCTGTCTACCTTCTGTGTCTCTGTCTGCCATGTCTATACACAGCTTCTCATGAGCCGTGCTGTCGAACCCGATGCCGTTGGTCATAACCTCATTCACCGCTCGGATACTGGAGCGCATAAGATTATAGACCCATTCACATTCTTCATATGGAGTGCGCTTGCTGTCCTTGACCAGAGCAAGCTGGGCCTCATGCAACAGCCAAGTGGCTACCACGTCACCCGCCGCATACCGGACTTGCTCTGTGTCTAAGTCTGGCTTAGACCAATCTGATGCCTGTTGTTCTTTGCTGGGTTCTTTGTCCAGCACAACGCGACATCTTTCGGCCAGCGTCTTCCGCTCTGTTGTCAAAGACACAAGAGCCTGTGCCTGTAGCAATGTGCAATGTGGATGTCTAAATGGTGTGATGCCATGCTGTGTTAGCATCTTCACATCGAACTGTGCGTTGTGGGCCAGCCACACAACATTGTACAAGTTGAGTAGACGTTTACCTATCTCATCAAACTTACCCAGCGACACAGCCCAGCGGTCTATTACATGAACCGCCCCTACGCCATCATATATCTGTAGTAGTCGGACTTGTCCTGTTCCTACATTCAGCCCTGCCCGTTTCACATGTCTGGCTATGTCATTTAGTATGCTACGTGCATCGTCCATCTTATCTTTGACGGACTGTCGGTCTGCCTTTTGCTGGTCAGTCAACTTGGCGATGACAGGAAACTTCTCAAATTCCTCTCGGATTTTGTTGTAGGTTTCCTGTTCAGACCGGTACTTGTCTAGCAAAGACATGACAGCCGCTGTCTCAACATCGACAGACAAAAGCATCGGGTCCATCTGTGTATGGAACTTCAGCTTCTGTTCAAATTCTTCAAGCATGATGTCTACGTCAGCATCCGTGGTGATGAAGTTGAGTTCAACACCATGCATGAAGTCATGATATTTTGGGGTGGCGGCTGTATCACCGCCCCCTAACACGTCCTGTAAGTCTGTCATGTCTATTCCAGAGGGATGTCTTTGGATGCAGATGAACCTTCAGTAGACGCTGTCTCTGTCTGAACAGGCGGCTGGTCATCTGGTGTTACCCATCTAGAAATTTCCATCGCAGGGATTTGAACCTTGCCATACTGACGATGCTTGTAATGGTCAGCAAAGAACTTCACTACCGGCACTTCGTTATGATGTGCGCCAGTGCGAACCTCTTTAATCCACTGCTTAATCATCTCGCCAGTTGCACGTTGCGCTCCATTAGATGAGCCGGTGAACTGGGCATAGATGTTTCCTTCCACACCCATGCTTGGAAGGATGTTCATTTGGAAGCGGACGTTCTTGGACCAGCCATCATTCTGCTGAGTAAATGGTCCGTGGTCTGGCAACATATCCTGTGATGCCATGTCTTCACCAAGGCCATACCAGATTTCATCTACGAGTTGGCCGTCCTTCCAGCACACCCAGCCGAACTGGATATTTGGTAGGTCAGGCACAGCCTCAAAGCTGTTATCTGGAAACGTATCTTCTTCGCGCCCAATGACCCACTCGCCTTTCTTGAACTTGATATACTGCATACCACCGCTGGTTAAATCAGCGGTTGCAGTCTCAAGAGAGTTGGCAAGAGCGTCAATGTTTGCTACATCGAACTTAGGGGTTACGGCTAATTGTGACATATCTCTATTCCTTTTGTTACTATGTCTGTGTCTGGATTAAGTGCGTAAAGTGACAGAGAGCCGGGGTGTGTATTCCCCCTCGGTCTGAAAGTCGCTAGGTTGTAGCCCCGCTTTTTCAAACTTCTCTTTGTCGTAACGCGGTGGTGATTTCTGTGCGTACACAGAAACCGAACCCCAGTCAGCTTTCACCTTCTTGGTGTCTGCTTCTGAGAGAACCTCTTTTATTTCCTGTTCTACATCACGAACCTTCTGCTCGTTGTTCTTCTTATCGGACACAAGCGCGGCACGTTTGGTAGCCAGTTCATACAGGCGTTGTTCAACAGCCTGTTCGTAATTTGATTTTTCTTCGGTGGGCAGTGCGGCAACAAGGTCACCGTTACATTGTCTACGCCACGGGCAATACTGACATTCATCGCCACCCATCAACTTGCCTTCTGGCATGGGTAAATTATCTGGAGAATACCAATTGAATATTTCAATACATCTCGCACGTAGCCCGTCAGCTACCTTCTGGTCAAAAGGTATAATGAAAGTCTTTATCTGAGAGAGGAAGCTGGCATTAACATATGTGATCACAGCATGTGTTGGCTCGTACTCTGTCAGTCGGCGAACTAAATCCATGCCTTGCTGACATTGCAGTACGTGTACGTGTTTAGGTTCTTTCAAGAAATCATAAGGGCGAGGGTCAATAGATTTGATTTCATTGTAGACACAGTTGGTCAGTACATCCGTGCCATCTACGTTGAGAGGGAACAAATCTTTAGATACAAACAATCCATCCGGTGTTGCAGACTGATAAGCTGTCTTGTCTACCAGTGTCTTCTGACCTTCATCAGTAGCCCAGAGTAACTGAATGTCATCTGGCAGACTGTGTTGCAGATTTTCTACCACCCATTCTTCAAGGACGTTTCCACGTTCAGCCGCACCAAGGTCCTGAACATAGCCGGTGTCTGGGTCAACGCCATGCTTGTCATAAACAACTTTACGCTGACACTGACCAACCTCAGACGCACCACCTGTCATGGACCGGTTGTGGCCACCCCAAGTTTTGCTCTCTGATTTGCGGTTCATATTGGCCAGTATCATGACCTTTGGGTCTAGCTTAAAATCATTCATCCTCATCATCTTCCTTTTCAATTAAGTGTGAGTAATCACAAATCGGGTTTGGTTTGGCTGGCGCAAAATACATGGCAAATTTACCGGCATCTGTAGGCGGGTGTAATCTCTCGCATGTATCACAGAGCCTTTGTATTGCGGCATGTTGTGCGGTAAAGTGTTCCCCTATAGTCTCAGGTGGCTCACCACATATGGGACAAAGCATTGTCAATTCATTGTCGAGTTCAATCTCACCGTTTGTTTTGACAAGG